TTTTATTGTGTGTGCAAGGGCAGATTGCGTTTTAGTAAGCGTAATGCCTAACACAGCATTAACAGGTAACGCCCACACGTTTTAATACTGTGCGCGTTATCAACTTTAACAACTTTGCACGTTTGGGGCGTTATCCTTGTTAAATGCAAAGTTAGGTTGTGGAGGAATAACGATGAATGAACAAGAGAAATTAGCGCGATACTTTTATGAATGGCAGAACCATAAAAACGCTGTCACTCGTGCAAGTTATCGCAATATGGCGTTAAGCCTTTATTTTGAGTTGTATATTTTTTGCGGAGAGTGAGTGATGAACAGAGCAAGCCCCGTTGATATGCGTAAAGCATTGGAAATTGTACAAGCGTTGAAAGATGCAGGGATTTTGTTTGTGCCAATACCAGTGCTGAATGAAGCGCAACAAGTACACTTAAATAAAATACTGCATGACGCGGTTATGGAAATTGAAAGACAAAATTCTCTTTGTGAATGCAAAGCTAGGGATAGAAAATACTGCGAGGGTGAATGGGAGCAAGACTGCGACTTAGGCAAAAACGAAAAGTTTGCTACACCTGCCCCTGACGCATAACACCTAGCGTAAGTGGTGGCAACCCACAATAACGTAAACATTAACACAGGAAACACGAATATGAGCAACGAACAAAAAGCGGCTGGGTTGACATCCGACTTGACGCAGATGTTAGGCACGTTAGAGTTTGGCGATAGGGTTGATTTTACAATTGATGGCGGTTTAGTTGGACGGATTCATTTTGATGAAATAAGCATTAAAGATGAGCTCGTGCGCGAAATTGATGCTGAATTTAACTTGATAGCCAAAGACAACCCTGAGTCACTTGTGGAAATGTTTTTAGTAAAACACATACTACTTAGAGCAAGTGCCTAACACTGAGCTTAACGTGCGACACCCCACACGTTTATAAGTCAATGCGATTGAATCATTTTGGTAATAAAACCCTGATCTAATTAAAGATCAGGGTTGGTGGTGGTTTGTTGTGTTAATCAAACCCCTCAGCTAAACGATCAAGCTCACTGCTACGAATCTCTTGAGCTTGTGTTGCTGACCCTGTTTGTGACGGCATAATTACAATCGGCTTGATTCCGTTAGCAACCAACTTGTCACACAACCACTTAATATTTGATTCCCATTCGTCATAAGAAGGAATCTTACCATTTATCCCTCCCTCGCTTTCAGGCTTATTGGTAAACATATTTACAGGGTCAAAATCATAGAAGTTATTTGATGGTGCACCAACGCTATTTGCATCATTAATATAGAAACAGAGAACACAATGAGTTGGCTTTGGATTAAGATTTATAATGGTATTAACCCAGTATTTACCCCACCGAGATGTTTGCCCGCCAAAGCCCATATTAAGCATGGTGACATTTTTACCTTGCGCCAATAATTTTTCTTTCATTCTTCGAGAAAGCCATTGTGACCCAGTAGATACAGAACCATCAGGTCGAGTCTGTCCTGTTTCTCCGATTGATGTTGCAATCGGGTATTGCGTCCAAGAGTCACCAAGAAATGCTATTACATCACCATCTTTAAACAATGCTTCTTTTGATGTATTTGTCGATTTCCTATAAGCAAAAATCCCACTCAACAGCACAGAAGTTGGAGTTGATGTTTCACAAGTCACCCTCACCCTAATGGTTTCTGCTGTAGTAAAATCAACAAAAACGTGGTGTACTTGACCAGCATTATAAACAGCATCATGAATAGAAGTTGCGCCATTAAAAACCTGCAAACGTGCTTTGCCAGTTGTTTTATACGTTTGACTATCAATACTGGAGGTATAAGATTCATCTCGAACAGCTAATGGAATTTCAATAAAACCATCACTTCCCTGTCCATCAAAACTAATTTCAAAACCATTACCTGCCGTACCGTCTTGCAGTTGGTAAGAACGAGTCAAATATTGCGTATGAGCATTGTTGCCAATGTTCAGATTACCTGAGTTCATATCACAGATTTTAACAAGATTTGTTGTACCTGATACAAAACCACCTGTCCCTGCTGTCCCGATTTTAGTTACAGGAATTGCAATAGTTGTTCCATCTGTTGTGATTTGCCCACCCGTTGATGTTTGACGCTGAAAAAGTGTTGGATTGAAATTAAAAATCAGGTTTTCAGACTTCTTGTAACTGTACTTCTGCACACTATTTACGATGTGATCAGCCAATCCCTTATATCCAAATAGCGTTAAATGCTGACCCTGATTCGAGTCGTGCATTGTTTGTACTTGAGTCGGATTTGCAGGCAAAACAGGAGACACAGTGATTGTTGTGCCGTTATTACCAATCACATTATGACTTGTATAGCTGTTCGCTGTCGGGTCATATACAACACAAGACCCGCTATAAATAAATGCAGTGGCATCAGAAACAGTCATCTGTGTGTCAGATACGCGAGCTGTCACATTGACTACTCCGAAGTTTGTTGGAGTCAAAACGGATTTAACAAACTGTGAAGTGTTTACAAAATATGGGCTTTCTTTATCACCCAATAAGTCGAGTTGCCCTACGATAGTATTTTGATTTGTAATGATTGTGTTTTGCTTACTAATCACAGTATCGAGAGTGGCTTTGACATTACTGCTGTTGTAATCAATTTTTGAGGCATCAATATTTGGCATGTGCTGCTGAATGATTTTTTGAATTACATCAATCGAATAGGCTTTTGATTTGATATAGGCAACATTCCAAGTGGCTGCTAGGTACGCAGAAACACGCAAGTATGCAGCATTAGCTGGAGCTGTATATGTCTTTTCAGTTAATGTGGTTTGATCATCACCAAAAGCCGAGATAAATACCTGATTTTTATCATACCAAGCATGGCGTGCTGCTCCTGCAACTTTGCTATAAATACGGTAACTTTGACTCGGCACAACTTTAATAAAATCTGTTGATTTAAAAGATGCACTTGTTAGTAAAGCCCCAGTTGCGGATATGTAACCATCGACAGTAAATGAGGCTGCTGAGATATCAGTGGTGATACTGTCGGTGTATGATTTAGCATTCACCTCTGCTGCATTCGCTTTTGTAGTTGCGTCTGCGGCAGCCTGCGCCAGTGGGTCATAAATTGATTTAGTCCAAACCGTACCATTCCATTGATACAGTCCGTTATTTGCAGATGTGCCGTCATTAGTTACATAACCAAGAGAGCTTGTAGGTGCAGTAGTAATTGCGTTCAATGCAGCTAATGTCTGCACTGCTAAACTACCAACACCAGCACTTACAGCCGCCAGTGCCTCGGCCAAGTAAAGCCCTGTCTGTACTCTATCTGCTGCTGCTGCCGCTGCATTATCACTAGCGTTAGGAAATTCATTAGCTAAAGAATAAAGTGTCCGTCTTGTATTTCCTAATCTGTCTGTGACGCTTGTGCTGGTGCTATTTGCAATATTCGCAATGGTATCAACATCTTGTTTTGCGTTGTCTAAATCTGCTACTGTAATTTGAGTCATAACACATCCTCGGGGTTTGGTACTGCTAACAAATCATCTTTATAATAATTTGCATCGTAATTAATGGCACTTACTTTAACATACGAATTGTCAGATATGCTTACTTCTTGCACTAAATAACTGTTAGCACTTGCTACACTATCAGCACCAAAACTAAATATAGTTCTAACACCGTTCGCGCCTCCGTGTGTCGTATTTATGGCCTCGCTTGGTGCATAGTCTAAAACAACCTTGTTAGATTGTGTGCCTGCTGTACACCCGATTGATTCTAAAGAGCCATCACGCTTCATTAACAAAATACTATGCGTACCCACACCAAAAACAAGGTTGCGCGATAGAGTTAATGTTAGGCCGCTTTGTGCAATCACTTCCCCATCTTGGCTATCAAATCGCGTATTGTCCACAATATCAATGCGCTGATTAGGCAACAATAAACGCCCGTCTGTCGTTGTCTCTGTCTCAATACTAACACGCTGATATTGTAACTTGTTGTACTCTCTAGCCGCTCGAATATACGCCACTTCATATTCTCTAACACCTGTTTGCTCAATCTTTTTATAGTTTGTCGCTAGGCCGCTTAGAGGCAGTTTAATAACTTCTTGCGCGTCACTCACATTATAATTAAATGTTAGCTCTATGCCGTCAAACTCTGCATCGGCTGTAAATCTTCGACTTATTACATCAGAGCTAGGCTTTTTATTACGATGCGTAAATAGTGCTGTACTTGCTGTTTGCGGTTTATCAAAAGTAAATCTAATCTTGCCATTTTGGCGATAAGCAGTACAAAAAACAGCGTTTGCAATGAGTCGCACTGTTTCTTCGTAGCTTGTATTATCATCGTCTAGTGTGTAATCAAAAAACGAATAAATAGGCGTAAAATAATCGCCTCGAATGTCATCCCATACGCTATATATTTGCGGCATATCTAACGCGGTTAGCGGTTGTTTGCCAATATACGGGTCTTGTGTAATCGCTGCGATAATATCTATAAAGCGTCTTGTGCCATAAATGACACCGCTTGCTATGCTGCCATCAGGATTAAACGCGCCTGACGCTGTAACATAGTCATTGCTTACAAGTGGCAACTTACGCATAGCATTTAGATTAAACTTACGCTCTTTTAATGATAACGCCCTTTGTGTTGCTTTAGTCACAGTTTGCACGGTTGTCACATTGCCAAAATCACTATTACTAATATGTGTAACCGCGCTTAGTGATTCATATTTAACCTCATCAACCACATTACCACTAAAGCCAAAGTTATGGTTATTTGTACGCCTTACTCTAACGCGTGTAGAGCCTATCCACCCTGTAGTTATCTCAATTGTTTTGGCGCGTTGGTCGGGTGTCACACCTGTCAAGTTATCGCTATGTGTATAAATTGAGCCTGTGGGTACTCCACCGACCATTTGTTGATAATTAATTTCAAAATTAACAGCTAGGTTGTAACGCCCGTCTGAGTTCTCATAATATAACCCTTGTTGTGCAATGATGTTTACCCATACTTGAGTCATGTCTGCATCTTTAAGCGTTACCCAATCTGACCACTCAGGCTCTGCCGTAGTGTTTGTGAGTGTGACTGTTGTTGTGCTTGTGCTTGCAAAAGTGGCAGTGGTTAGCTCGATAGTATCAGCACCCAATACACTAGCAATCACATAACTGCCGTTATACACCCCTGCCCCTGTAATATCTAAGCCCACACCATTCGATAACGCGTCAAAGAACTCACTAACGGGCGTAGCGACTATTAACCTATCACCCGTACTCCCTGCGTCTGCGGCTTTTTTAAACTGTATAGAGCCGCCTTGCGTTAATGTAAATTGATTACGCGCTTGTAATACCTCACCATCCACATTATTAGACTTTTTAACCGTCTTGATGCTTTCGCCAATTGCACCGCCAATTGTGCTAAATGGGCTACCACTATTAGGGCTAGTAAACGGGTTATAAAACTCTGCTTTTGTGCCGTTAATCTCTGACAAAAGCGTTTCACCGTCTCTTACATCGTCAATATCGTACCACCCTCGACCAATGCACATATAGCTATATTCGTATTGTGTATTGTTAATGTACTTAGAGTAAACAGGCTGCAATAAGCTAGGATAAGAGCGTACCTCCCCGTATATATCTTCAATGCGCTGTAATACCCTTGCTTCATTCGTGCGTCCTGCCAGTGCGTTGTTTGCGCTTTGTTGTGTGCGGTTTTGTAATGAGTTGCTTGGTAAGTCGGGTATTAGTTGTTTAGCTAGATAGTTGACAACACGAACCGAACCCGACCAAAAGGGAAAGATAAAATCAAGCGCACCACATGGGCTAATCAAAACAATATATTCGCCGCTATCACTCATTAACGCGTTTACATCGCGTGTTATGTCTGTCTCATTGCTCGGTTGTCCGTTAAACACTGCAAAATTAACTAACCTTTTTTTATTGTCTAACATCCACTCTGCAACACTGTTACACGTTACAATTTCGGGTTCGCTTGTTTCAAAAACATGGTCATAAATACTAATTTTTACAGTCATAACGATAATACTCTATTAGTTTGTAATCATCGGCTATTTGCGCCAATGGCTGCCATATCACCATGTTTTTTAAGCTATGCAATACCCCGTTATTATAAAACAATCCGCAATGAGTCACTTTCTTATTTTTACCCAATAACACCACATCGTAAGTGGCAGCTTGGTCATGCTTAGTAAACCCATGCTTATCATTATGTAATGCTAATCTAAACGCGTTGGCAACATCGCGCATTGAGTCGGTTTTGGGCGTGTAATCATCAAGCGATAACCCTAGCTCGTTAATATAAACGTCTGCTACTAACTGCCAACAAGGCGGCCATTCGTAGTGCTTGGCTAGGTAACGCTCAATCATAAAAACCCCCTTAGCATTGGGAATCTACCAAACGTATAAAGCTCACCTGTCCGATTAACATTAAATTTAGGGGCAATCGCTGATAGTGTGGCTACCCCTCGATTGTAGGTTATAGACTCGACTTGTAACGCTTGCACGGCTTGAGGCTCTGTTAAATCATCAGACAAATAAGCGCGATAAGTTAAGATGATTTTCTCGGTAGTTTCTAAAGGTATTCTATCTAGCTCTAAACGTAACAAGTTTTCAGCATCGGTTGTATCAATATTAATCGTGAATTTTTGGTCTAGGTTGTCGGGACTACCTGCCAAAATCACTGTAAAATTAGTAGAGCGCACACTTAACACGTTAGAATCTTCATCAGTTACGCTGCCATTGCTAGGCTCACGCCACAGATGATAGGTCTGTGTTAAATTAGAGTGAGCAATACTTATAACCTCAATTGCGTAAATTGTTTGAGGTGCGCTTGCTAAAAACTCTCTTAATCTTGACTCAATATCTAAACTCATACTAGCACCAACGTATCTTCAAGAGTAAACAAAGCTAAACGGTCTAAAAACTCGCCCATGTCTCTGTTAGCATCCCAAAAAGCAATTATTGCCGCTGCTCCACCCTCGGTAAAGTCGTATATTTTAGACTCGGCCTCAACTTGAAAAGTCACTACAAAATTATTGCCGTCTGTCTCTGTCGTGTTGACGCTATTCGGAATGATATTAACAATGTGCTGTTCTAGCCCTGTACCGCTATCTAATGGCATCTCGAACGCTAAAGCACCTTTTTTAATGATGCGTAAATAAAACAACTCCCAAACTCGCAAATGGCCTGCCGTACACGCTAAAGCGACATTAAAAAGCCGTGTACCTCTGTCAAAGTCTAACGCATAGCGATTAAATCCACCCTCCACTTGAGTCGCACTCACACCTTGAGCGGAGGCGTAACTATAGCCACTAGGTGAAGTAACTGGGTATAAATCACGCGGCAAAACTGGGGTAGTCATGGTTTAACGTCTCCGTTGCAAGCCAAAGGCTGCTGCTTGGTTGCGACTAATACGGCTGTTAGGGTCTAAGGTTTGCGCGGCCACTGCCTCAATGACTGTTAGAATAAGCTCGCCATCGGGCATTCTGCGTTCCTCTACTTTATCAATCTTACCAGTGGTTTGGTTAACAATCGTCACTTTAGTATCACCGCCTAACTTGTGATTAGGGGTAACATGGCCATTGCCCCCCATGGTCACAACTTCGGGCCCACGCTCACCCACTAAGTATTGATTACCTGCTTGTACATTGCCCCCCATTGCTCTTGCGCCGCTAACATTTTGAGCAACATCTACAACAGCAATTGCGCCCATTAGTGCTATATTTGCATATCCTAAACCGCGAATCATTGCGGCATGAGCTGTACCTGCAACTAATAAAGCAGGGTTTGCTGTAAGGGCTGCTGCCATTGCATAGCTTGCTTGAGTTGCAATAGCTGATTGTTCTACCATTAAAGCCGCTTGTGCAATAGCAATAACTTTTTGAGCAACAAAAGCCGCCTGTGCAATAGCATTATTTTCGTGGCCAGTCTTTCTAGCTAATT